ATGTTGTATGTCATTATCGTTGCCGCTATCGTTATCTTTTGGCTAGTGGCCATTGACCGCCCCGTATTGAAAGTTTCCTTTAAAGAAGGACACCTTCAGTCAATCAAAGGGAACTTGCCACCGTCTTTTCGCCATAATTTAGTGGAGATTGGTGAGAAGACGCCTTTTGATGGTGAAATGAAAGTTTACAGCTTACGTACTGGTGCAAAGTTGGTGTTTAGTAAACAAGTGCCAAAGAAAGTCCAACAAAGAATTCGTAACGTATTTCCACATCAAGGATTTAAGTCTAGCAAAGGTAAGAAACACGCCTAACAAACATATCAATTGCAACAACCACTAATCCGCCACGCAATTGAATAGAATCGACGTATATCATCCAGTCTGAGCACTGTATTGTATTTTCATTTGGAAAAAATATGCGATACAGTGTCACTTTTCTTCTTTCATCTCTTTTACTCTTCTCTCCAAGTGCGATTCATGCCGATGATTCCACTCGTAACCCAATAGCATTAAAGCTAAAAAAGTCAGTTCAAAAGAAAATCGACAAAGAGTTTGTCCACTATTCTGGCTATTGCGACGTTGTCGTCTATTTTAATCACACGGATAAGCATGCGGTGGTTGAGAAGGTCAATGGGACGGGGGATGCCAAAATATGTCGCTTTGCGAAGCAAACAATCAAAGTCGGCAGTAAATTTCGCTATAAGGTACCGGAACGAATGATTGTCATTCACATCTCGAGCTAATTGATAATTGATTGAAAACATGGTGTGTTGTGAACGTTTACAACTCAATGTGATGTTCAAGAACGATTGTCGTCAGTGACTTATAGTGACAGAGTAGGCAATTTCAAGATTAAATAATGGAAGCAATATCACTTTGGTTTCTCATTTTTGGTCTCTATGGAATACACTAAAACTAGTGATAAATCTTTAAAGGGATACAGATTTGCTACTCGCCAACAGACGGTATACACAAGAAGCGATTGAAACAGCGGAACAAGTGGCAAATGAGGTTAATGTTAGACATGCCAAGTGGTTAGTGAGTATGAAATACATTCTCGATCAGTCTAACGTTGATAACCTACTTAGTTTACAAGGTCGCTATTGCGAAGACGTTATTTTTTCTGAAGATGAACGTATCACTCGCAATCAACGCATTTTATTAGAATGTGAGCAGGCAAAAGTGGTTGAGCGGCGTGAACAGGTAAAAGCAAGACAAAATACCCATAAACGTGTCGTTGTGGATGTTACTCGCCATGCTGAGCACATGATGATTGAGAAACTACTCAATACGCCTATAGACAAATTGTTCAATGGTATACCCAACTTTGATCATCTTGCTTCGTTTGCTTACTCACCATCCTTGAGTTTCTCCAAGTTGAGTACTTTGACAACCTTGAGTCATCAGCTTAGTTCAAGCATTTTAGATCTCGTTACAAACCCTAAATTCTGTGAACGCATAGGGAAATCATCAAAAAGTGCGACCGATGCGAAAATAGCAATAGGGCAGATGGGCATAGAAAATTGCCGTTTACTTTTCCCTGTTCTGATGGCTAGGCCGATGCTCAAATGGTCCGATGCGAATACCAAGTTGATTGCTCCTAAAATGTGGCAACACATGATAGTCACCGCGAATGTCACTAGAATGCGCTTACAAGATGCAAATTTCAAAGAGCCCGATGCAGGCATCTTGATTGGTGTGTTGAGAACAGTTGGTCAGTTTCTCGCATCAAACCATTTTACGCATACATTTGAAGATGCTTTAGTTGAGATGATGCTCAAATACCGCGAGCAAGATATGCGTGAAGAGTATTACGCTTGTGCAGAGGTCGTCGCCAATATGTCTTTTTTACCCAAAATTATTTTCGAACTTGAGGGACAACTTGCCAAACGAGTCTTGGAGTCCATGGATTGGCCAGCAAATGCAATGTTTATCAAAAATGCCGTGATTGAAGATATAGACAATGTGCCTGTTGAAGAAAGAAGTATTGCAGGAGCTGCATTAGCACAAGGTCGGGCATTCTCAATCTATGATGGATTACAGCACAGCAATGCATTCGTAGAAAAACACAAACCATATTGGTTTGCTCAAGTACAAATGCCTGGAACATCGCTTAAAGATATTCAAGCAAGAATGCCCGGACGCTTAACATTGTCTATGTGATTTGTACGCAATTTCAATAACTTGCGGTTGCTTAGCTTTGTGGATTGGTAGCCCTACGGAAGCGTTAGCTAAGTGCGCATTATGGGTCTGAATTATGTTGAGGGTTTGCCTTTGGCCTGACGCGCGCAAAGGGTGGGCGAAGAACTTGCTCATTGTCGCAGCTTGCTGCGTACATGCTAGGCGTGAGAATCGCTTTGAAGTGGAAGCCCGTAACATAATTTGCATAATGCCGAACTTAACGAGCACATGACATACCGCATCGAGCTGGTATGTCAAAAAATGACATACTCACTGAAACCGACCCGAAGGGGCTAGGCCGAACGTTAGCCCCAACACCCACCGGACGTATGCTACTGCATATCCTCATAACATCCAGCCAATGAAAGAGCGTTCGCAATCTTCTAGCGCTCCCTTCTGTTTTTTCGCGTTCCTTGCTCTCTTAGCTCTCACGAAATTCACCTCGCGCCCTGCTAAGCCGCTTTTCTCTCGCCCAACGACGAACGACGTAGCGAAGCTGAGCGAAGGAGGAGGAGAAAGGGCGAGATAGAAAAAGCCGCACGTTCAAATAGCGACTTATGGTTCCAAAACCACAATTTAGGATAGGAAGAAAACGCGAGGCAGGGAGGCAAGCGTAGCGCCCGGGCGCGCGTTTTCCTGTTGGGGTTACTGTTACACCCCAACTAAGTCCGGACTTCCGGACTATTTACTTTGTCAGCTCTTCGGTCTTTCCATCAAAAATGGATATTCCAAATAGGGTATTGTGCTCTATTAAATGTTGTAAGCTTTTTGCTATACAGTATTTGTCTATTACTGCTAATAGATGCTCTTTATCTGTTTCTGGTAACTTTTGAACGCGCTCTAAGGCTATTTCCATTAATGCATCTATGCTTGTTTTTGATACATCCATAAGTAATGCGTTTGGGGTGCAATCCAGAGCTTTGGTTATTGCATATATAGTGCTTAACTTTGGATCTGTGTCATTTCTTTCTATCTTGGATATTTGTCCCAATCTTATTCCGCAATTGTCAGCCAATTCGCCTTGAGTCCATCCTTTGTCTCTTCTTAATCTCTTTAAATTTTCACCTATAGACATCAAAAACCCCTCCCATTTATCTTGTAGGATGAATTATAACCCTATATATTTGTCTTTAGAGACAAATTAACTCTATAGAGCTAATTAAATTTATCTTTTAAAGCTATTGACAGGGTTTTAGCGTGTACTTCATTGATCAGCTTTTTATGCAACAACAGCATCCTGAGGGTGGTCTCCCACTGGTTGGGACGCATGTTATTGAAAGGCTAGATATGGAGTCGGGTGAGGCGCTTCCTCCATCAGTAAATCAGAAGCGTTTAGAAGGATCGTTTAGTTCGAAATTAACTATTCGGTGCGATGGTTATAAAGTTAGAGTCGAAGGTAATCCTTCACGTTGGCAGAGAATGGATAACCTTTTTGGGCTTTCAACTCTTGATGAGTGTGTGGAGATTTATAACCACATTCTTGCTCAATATGACTTACCGCCATTCACCAAAAACACGCGCTTATACCCACGTCAAACACCTGATGGTAAATCAACTTCGTTAGTCGGAGACGGTGCAGAAATTACTTCGATTGACTGGACGCGAAATCTATCGGTAGGCAAGGGCAAGGAATCCTCATTTATCCGTGGCATGTCATCGATGCAAATTGGGCGAGGGCGAAAGCCTAATCTTTTTCCTAATGGAATGACCTGTGGCTGGGGCTATGGTTCATCTTGGGCATTAAACAAACTTTACTGCAAGGCATTCGAACTAAAAGAGCATCTACGCAAAGATAAACGTAAACGAGACGGCGTAACAGAACAACAACTTAACTACATTGAACAGCTTATCCATTACTGTGAAGAATACGGTGTTGTCCGTGACGAAATGAGCATGAAGCAGCTGTTTTTAAAAAAGCACAATTTACAGTTTTACGGCCTGATTACTGAACACGACTTTTACGCACACCTAAACGATATCGAGAACGCTATGAAGACTATCCAGATTAACCACGACGAACACAAAAGTATTGCAGACCAACTCCTTGAACTGGGTATTGTCAAAAGCCGTCAAGCTGCTAATGCTACCCAAAGTTACGCCATTATGTGGCAGAGTGGTACTGACATTAGACAGGTTCTAAACCGTTCTCAGTTTTTTGAGCACAAATCTCGCCTCAAGCAAATTGGCCTCGATATTGGTCAGCCATTTGATGTTACTCGTATGTGTCCAACATTGAAGCGTTCAGAAGTAATCGAGGTTAAGCCGTTACCCATTCCAAGCTGGTATCAACTTCCGGTTGCTGCCAAATCCAACGTCATGCCATTTAGAGCGATAGCATAAGGTAATACTATGATTAAGATAGAAATATTCTCAGAAGACGTACGCATTAACACCAGAACAACTAAGGCAAAAGACGACAAGCCATCTCGAGAGATTTATGAGCAAGACGCCTACGTTTATCTTGGCGGTAAGTTCCCTGTACAGATGAAATTGCAACTTGAGAAAGGGCAGGAACCGTATGCAGCTGGATTATATACACCACATAGCTCTAGCTATCTTGTTAATAACTTCGGTGGTCTTGAGCTGAAAAAATTCGGCATGATCATCGAGCCACTGGAGGCCGAATTATGATCGTTTTACCTAATCGCATTATCCATTACAAAGGCGGTTCCTCAATGGTGACTCGCACCGATGACCCGACGTTCCAATGCACAAAATGCTATAAGCCTTGGTTCAACGAAGACTTAGAGTTAACGCTGTTAGCCGTTAGGCCAACGTGCCCACATTGCGGCTCGGATGTCCGTAAGCTCAACGAACAAGCGCCGCTGATTACCGAATAAAGCAAAAGCCCGTAACTGTTCGAGCAGCTACGGGCTTTTTATCACAACCAACTATCGGAGAGTTGTTTATGACCATCAAAGAATACACGTTACAAGATGCAGAAGCGAAACTTAATGAAATCTCAAATATCGCCTTGTTCTTATCGTCCGGCTCATGTCCTGGAGAGATGACCCAGAACTTAAACAATCACATGCTTGATGAAATCGAAACGCTGCAAGGCATCTTGTCGTTTATGCGAGTTTACCCAGAACTCAAAGCGGCAGAGCTGGCCGAAGCAAGTTAGTCAGTTACTTGAAAACTGTTACAAGAATCAATCCCGCGAACGTGTCAAGCCAAGCGGGATTTTTTATTACTGACAAGTGCGCATTATGGGGAGCGTGTTAAATGGTACATTGCATATACAGAAATAAACGATACTTTTACTTAATCGATAGAGTTGCTAGGAGAACAAAATGGAACCGCTAGAATTTAAATCTAGATTTGAGAGAACTGCTCTTGGCCTAATGTGTTTAGAGTGTGGCGCCAACTCGGTAGACGTTAATACACGTCAGGATAGTGAAGATAGTTATGTAGAAGAATTTTCTTGTCGTTTATGTGGCTATGGAGAAGATCATCACCATGACATTGATGATGATTTATTGGAGTAAGTGCGCATTATGGGTCTGAATTATGTTGAGGGTTTGCCTTTGGCCTGACACGCGCAAAGGGTGGGCGAACAACTTGCTCATTGTCGCAGCTTGCTGCGTACATGCTAGGCGTGAGAATCGCTTTGAAGTGGAAGCCCGTAACATAATTTGCATAATGTCGAACTTAACGAACACATGACATACCGCATCGAGCTGGTATGTCAAAAAATGACATACTCACTGAAACCGACCCGAAGGGGCTAGGCCTAACGTTAGCCCCAACACCAACCGGACGTATGCTACTGCATATCCTCATAACTTCCAGCCAATGAAAGAGTGTTAGCAGCCTGACAGCGTCAAACACTCTCTATTCGCGTTCCTAAGCTTCATAGCGCTCGCAAAATTCACCTCGCGCCCTGCTAAGCCTAAATAATCTTTGTCGCGCCTACGTCTGGTAGGGGGTGCAGAGCGCGCACAAGGACGAAGACTGAGGACGCGGAGCGCGAGAAACCCCCGTCTAGTATTACGGGGGTTAATTCCACGGAACCTTCAACTTGCACCGTGTATTCGCAAACGTAGTGCGCCAGTGTTTGAGCGCTAGCGAGTTCTATAGGGATTTTGTTAGCTCTATGTTCTGCCTTCTGTATATGAGACCGTCGATTATTAACATTATGGATTTCTTTTCATCTTCATTTAGTTTTTCTATTAGGCTCATCCTCGATGTAAGTTGTTTGTCTAAAGAGGGCTCCTCATCCCCGATTAGCTCACATATACCAACACCATAAAGTTTTGCTATTTTTTCGACGATCTCTAGCTGTGGAGATTGCGTTCCCTTCTCGTATTTTATGTATGTTGCCTTTGTTATGTTGATAGCACTTGCAACATCTTCCTGTCGCATTTTTCTAGACTCTCTAAGTGCTTTTATTTTTTCACCAATCATGAAAAACCCCTCAATGGTCACTTTTTTTGAATTATAAGGAATGTTTTTTTATCTAGTAGCTTGATTGTGTAAATATTTTTACTTACCATGATTAAAAATTAATACTTGACAGGTTTTTGGTTGTTTATGAAAAAACAAGTTTTCACACTCGAAGAACTCAACATCGATACCGAATCTTCGCCTTTCGTTTTTTGCGATTACTTGGCTTTTTCTGTTCCTTACGCTGCGTTTAGACACGCACACAAATCAGACCTTTCCTCTGTTGCTTGGGCACCTCTTCCAAAACCCGATTACCGCATGGCGCGTGATGCCAAACAAAAAGAAAAACTCGTCGAGCTTTACAAACAAAAGTGGAACGTTGCCATGATGGAGCGTCTAGAGGTCTTTTGTATTCATGTTCTTGGTCTTCGTATGTCTTCTTGGCGTGAGAAGGGGCTCTATGGTTATGAGAACTCCTGCCACCTAATGGCTAAGCACTCCAACAAACACGTGGGATTTGTGGCATTGGGCGGTAACAACGGAACGTGCTTTTTCCAGATAGAAGGCCTTGGTTGTAAGCAGGTTTTTGACCACACCAGTGCTTTTCGTCTTCATTGGTGGTTACAGCTCTTAGGCTGCTCTCGCTTATCTCGCATTGACTTGGCGGTTGATGATTTCCACGGCCTATTTGGTCGTGAGTACGCAAAGAAAGCGTATGCCGATGATGCCTTTCGCACTAACAAGCAGGGTAAGGGGCCTAGTGCTGGAGAGCGTTACTTTGCGGAATCTTGCGGAAAAGTGATTAACGAATCGTTCGAGGTGGGCTGTCGTTCCTCTCGCATTTACTGGCGCATCTATAACAAGGCTGCACAGCTTGGTCTTGATATGTTTTGGTTTCGCACTGAGGTTGAATTAAAAGACATGCCTATTGATGTACTGCTTAATCTCTCTGGCGTGTTCTCTGGCCTTTGTGCGTACTCAGCCTCAATTGTCGCGTCTCTGCCTGTAAAGGTGGTCACAAAAAAGAAACAAGCTGCCCTAGATATGCATCAGCGTATCAAATGGGCTCGTCGTCAGGTGGGCCGTACATTGGCTGATATTGCTAAACACCTTGACGGAGATTTAGAGAAGACCTTTGGATTACTCGTGTCTAAGGACTTCCATGATGATGGGTTGTCATTGCCTGACACCTATCGAAAATTAATCAGCGAGATATTAGGTGATGAATCATGCGATACGTAATTTTAGGCTCTCTACACTCTAGCGGTATTGGTAAAGAGACAGGTAAGGCTTACGACAATGGCACACTCTTTATCGGTAAGTCTATTCGTGGCTGGGAAAATGAGCGTGGCAAAGGGGTGGCTAACGGTCTTGAACCAGCAAAAATTGATTTTCTTAAAACACCTGAAATGGTCAAGAAAGTCGACTCGACGGTTTTCCCATGCTTGGCGGAGGTTGCTTTGGAGCCTTCACCAGAGGACCCAAATAAAAACATTGTTATCGGCTTTGACGTTATCGTTTCGCTTTTCGATAACCTCCATGAACCTAAAGTGAGCAAGTAACAATGGGTGATTGTGTGATTGCTTACAACGGTTACTTGATGCTTGCCCCTCAAGGCTTTGACTGCACTTACACCATCATCACACCTTCTGAGTTGGAGAGTTTGAAAGCGCAATCTCTCGGCTCAGTCACCATTGACTCTGAAATCTACACCACGGTAAGCGGCTATTTGTTGTTGTCGATGCTGTCGGGTCACATTCTGGGTCGCATTGTAAAAACCCTTGGGCGCGGTTAGCCCTTTATTAACTCAGTTGGAGAATATCCTATGAAAAACCTAGCAAAAAAAATCGGTATCGCAGTTGCGGCCACTCTTGCCACTTCTAGCGCATTTGCAGATACCTCTGCGATTGCAACCGCTATCAACGGTGCGGTGACGACTGGCCAATCAAACTACAGTCTTGTGGTTGTTGGTCTGATTGGTCTCGCTGCGTTGGGCTTCGGTCTGAAAATGATTGTCGGCGCGATGCGCTAATCGCATGGCTGAGCTCGTAACAAACGTCCTGTCTGTTCTCTTTGGCCTGTCCATGGCGGGATGCTTTGTTTATGGCTTCTATACAGGTATCAACGCCTCTTAACTGAGGCGTTTTTTCTTGAGGGGATAACAATGAGATTTGCGATTAACTTCTCTTGCTGCTTGCTGGCAACCCTCATTCTATTTCTCTTTTCTGCTGCTTCTTACGCTGAAAAAGTTTGCGAGGTGGGCAATTTAACGTCTACTCAAACTTGGAACGGCAATAACTATGGTGATAGCCCTAGCTTATGTTTACTGGGGTGTGAATATCGTCGCTATGGCGGCGGTGTGTCTTCTTTGTGCTTTGTCAGTAGTGGCGAATGCAGAGGCTCGTTTATTTCAACAGGGGGAACCTGCACCAAAGACGGACTTTTCTTTGGGGGCAATAAACCTAATACAATCCCGAATCCAAAGCCTGAACCCAATCCCGACGACACGCCCAACAGCACAACGGCTAAAAAATGGGATCATCCTTCTTACTATCGCTGTTTTCCTGCGGAGAACGGCAACATCTCTTGCAGTGGCTTAGGTGGTGCTTTCGCTCAGCTCGATACTGCCTTAAATAAGAAAATTGATAATCAAACGTATGACTTAAAGAATGTATTGCTAGAAAATCGCGATAAGATTTTAGATCATATTTTCACGTCAAACATGTCTGTCACCCAAGAAGTCAAGGAAACTAAGGCGATAGCGGCTGAGACGTCTCAAGGGGTAAAAAAGCTCGATGCGGATTTAGACAGTGTGGATAAAAAGTTGGACCAACTGGCTCAAAACACCACGCCCAAAGGACTGTCTGAAGCCATCCTCAATAGTGTGCAAAGCCAAGCCTCACGATTGAATGACAATATCAATAGCTCACTCAATACCACTATGAGCTATCTTGGCTCAAAGTTTGGTGAGCAGAACCAACTCATCAACGGTAATCAGCGCGAACTGCTGTCACGCCTCGACAACATCAACCGTAACGTCAACAACAAAGCGAAGAACATCAACGGCAATATCGACGGTTTAGAAACGGCCATGAACGCCAACTTTTCTGACCTTAACGCCAAACTCGATAAACTCGGCAATGGTTCAGGTGGTGACAGCGAGGGGATTATTGGTGCGATAAACGGTGTGGGTCAAAAGGTCGATGGATTGGGAACCAGCCTTACTGATATTGGTCAATCACTCGAAGGCATTCACAACATGTTAGGCGGTGAAGCACTAACCAAAGGTGAACATAGTTCTATTATCGACTTCAACAGTCTCCCACTCTATCAGCCCTCTGAAATCGACCGAATCAATAACGAAGTCGAAGGTTTAAAAACGCAGTACAGCCAGAAAATCAATGACTTCAAAAACCTATTCTCGTTCGATTCACGCACCCTCAATAATGGTGAGTTTGTTGAGCACAAACTGAATTTCTCATTTGCCAATGGCGCAAATCTCAGTGCGTCGTCCTCGGTCTTTCCTGCGCTGGTTCGTAACTCCGGCACTATCAGCGCAGTCATTTTGTTTATTGCAGTGATAGCTGGCCTGCGCGTGGTGATGGGAGCCAAAGACTAATGCAATACATACTCGATTTCTTAGCGTGGCTGACCAGCATTGGTGATACGGTGGTGACGTTCATTACTCAAATCCCCGACTACTTCCGCCAACTGCACATCTGGCTCAATGCATGGTATGTCAAAATGAAGCTCTATTTCTTCATCATGTCATTGCAACTGGCCTATGACACCGCGGTGTATCTGCTCAATGACATTGGCTTTAATCAAATGATCTCTTCTTCGTTTAACGCCCTGCCTAGTGAGCTGCGTTACTACGCGTTTCTTTTCAAGATACCGCAAGCGATTTCGATTTACTTCAACTGTTTAGCGACGGCCTTTGTGCTGAGAATGACAAGGTTTTAATCATGGCTATCTTTATTAGAACGGGGGCAAACGGCTCTTACAAATCGGCTTACGTGGTTTATTTCGTGATATTGGAAGCGTTAAAATCGGGCAGGGTGGTTGTTACCAATATTGAAGGTATGCAGCCCTTAGAGGTGATTGCAAAGCGCCTTGATATTACCTTTCCTTCTACTTCTCGATTGATTCGAATCACCAGTCGAGACAAAGAGGGCTTAGAGCTTTGGCAACACTTTTTCTGTTGGTGTCCGCTTGGGGCATTGATTGTGATTGATGAGTGTCAAGATATCTATTCTAAGAACGTCGGCTTTCGTATGGATAAGGTGATGTATCGACCTTTAGAAGAGTTTCTTCACATGCTTCCACCTGATTATGAGAGCTTCTTTTACTCGCGCTATACCCCTGCGGATATGTCCAATCTTGATGCCGGTGAAGTTGATGATAGGGGACGTGCGGAGTATGACGACCAAGGACGCATTATTTATCCCTTATCTTTTAACGAAGGCTTTCAGCGCCACCGTAAATACAACTGGGATATTCACTTGCTCTCGCCAGACTGGGGACAGATTCAAAGTGAAATTCGCGCACCTTCGGAAGAATGTTATTTCCACAAAGGCCGTGACGCCTATTTCTGGGCAAAACGAAAGCCTTACATCTACAAACATCAAAAGAACGTCTCAACGCCAACCATCCCTAAGGGAAAAGACGCCAATCTGACCAAACAAAAAATTCCGCTCGATGCGTTCTTGCTCTACAAGTCCACATCTACAGGGGTTGCGCGTGATTCTGGCGCAATGAACATGTTATTTCGCAATCCTAAAATTATGGGTGCACTGGTTTTAGGTTTGCTCTGTATGGGGTATTTCATCTATGCGTTATCCAATATGGTTTTTGGTTCTTCTGAGACGGTGGCGAACAAGGCCGCGCAAGACGCTGAGGTTTCCGTTTCTGGCCCGGCTTCTGGGGTATCTGCGCAAGGGGCTGACTCTGGTTCTGCTGTACATTCTGGTCGGAACGGGAATACGGCTACTTCTGTTTCCAATCGCGCATCTACTCGGATAGACGACATCAAGCAGATGTTGGGGCTTTACGATATTCAAACGCTCTACTACACGGGACACACCACCAAACAAGACAAGGACGGCTTTTACTTCTATGTCACGCTGGAAGCAAAAACACCGGAGGGGACGTATTACTTGAATGACCGATTCTTAAAGGCCAATCAAATTGCTTACGTGCATTACGACGATTGCTTGCTCAAGCTGACCAAGGAAGCGGTAAGTCTCAACGTGTATTGCAAACCAATGGCGCGTGATGTTGTCCCCGAAAGAAAACCCGAATCCGCCAACATTCAGCTTGGCCCCGGCTCTTTATTTTAA